CCGTCCTTTAGCTTCTCATATTCAATATTTCCTGTGGGAAAATGATAAGATTGTTAAATCCCGTGCTTTGAAAAACATGCGTGAGGAAGCCCGTGATACTGCAGGCACATTAGCGTGTGGTATGCCAGAATGGGAAGTTCGTGCAGAGAACGAAGACCTACGCCAGAAGTACAAAGACTGTCAGCGACGTGTCGTGCGTGGTCTTGTGTCTATGATTGGACATAATCTGGAAGGCGACGAAATCATTATTGAAAACCAACCTACCATTTATTTTGGTAAGGGCCGCACAAACTACGGTGGTTTCTTTAATGAATATATTAAGCAGTTGCCGAAAGGTGCAAACATCTTTGACTATGAAGCGAAGATGTCCACTGAACGTATGAAGGTAGGCGCAACGGTGTTCTTTAAGATACACTGGGAACCGCTACTAAAAGATAAACTCCCAATGACGAAGGATGTCTTTGAAACGATGAAGGTCTTTGCAGACACTATTCGTGCCGAAAATAAGTATGTCGATGATCAATACTTTAAGGCGGTAAAAGAAGACAGTCTGGACACGTCAGCCATAGCGGCAATCGAAGACAGTTTGGACGCAGACTTCGTAGACGCTTAATGGGACTTCAGGAACAAATCCACACGGTCTTAGACCACTTGTCCAACAATGAAAGCGATAAGCTTACCATTGATGACAGTTGGATCGAAGAGGCAGGAGAGGCTTTCAAGGAAGCCCTTCGTCGCCAGTTCACACGGCAGGAAGAAGACTTTCGCCTGCGTATGTCGAACATTGGTAGGCCTCTTTGCCAACTACAGATGGGCAAGAGTGGTGCCACTACTGATCGCAAACCTTACAACTTCATTATGCGAATGCTTCATGGTGACGCAATCGAGTGTATCATGGATGTTGTGCTGCGTATCGCAGGGGCAAACATTACTGGCGGTAAATCAAAGGTAGAGTTTGACCTGAACGGGCATAAGATCAAGGGCGAAGACGATGTTGAGATTGATGGCAAAGTCTATGATATCAAATCGGCTTCCCCTGCAGCATTTGAACGTAAATGGAAGTATGGCATCGACGCTTTGAAGAAAGACGATGGCTTCGGTTATATCGGTCAGCTAGTGGGATATTCTGAAGGGCAAGGTAAGCCTGCAGGCGGTTGGATCGTTGTCTGTAAAAGTTCAGGGGAAGTTGTTGTAGTTGATGCAAAGCTTTCCAAAGCAGAAACCAAACGTATCAAGGGCGACCTTGCTATGAAAGCTACTGCAGTGAACGAAGATTGGTCCTTTGAACGGTGCTTTGAACCAGAAGATGATTTCTTTAACAAGAAATACACAGGTTCTAAGAAACTGCCGTTTAGCTGCAACTACTGCGATTACCGCCCGTCCTGTTGGCCTAATGCACAATACTTACCACAACCAAAATCCAAGGCCAAAGAGCCACGGAAGCATTGGTATGTACAGTATGAAGGAAAGGAACTGTAGGTGGCTATCAAACCTTCGTCTGCAAAGGCAAAGGGGCGTAAGCACCAACAGTGGGTAAGAGATAAAATACTAGCTTTGTTTCCTAGTTTGGAAGCAGACGATGTTCGATCAACGAGCATGGGCGCAGGGGGAGAAGACGTGCAGTTGTCCCCTGCAGCTAGGAAACTCTTTCCCTATTCTGTCGAGTGCAAGGCCCTGAAGGCTATCGGCGTATACAAGTTCATAGATCAGGCTGAAGCTAACTGTCCTGAGAATGCCACCCCGATAGCCATTATCAAAGCAGATCGCCAAAAGCCGTTGGCGGTTGTGGATGCAAATCACTTTTTTGAACTGCTTGGAAAACTAAAATGAAATACTCTGATCTACCGCTAAACTCTATGGGCATTGTCATTCACCTTGAGGAAGAAGGTGGCTTCGGTGTCACAGTCATGCACAACATATCAGAAGATTGGTCTGAGGAAGAAGCAGAGCCGTATTTAGACATACTGAATGGCCTGAATATGGTTCTTACCAACGGCTATGACATGCTTGGTATGTACGGTGCGCTAGGACGTGTCGTTAAAGACTATATTGAAGGTGACGGTCCTGAGATTGAATTCGAGCCTGATGAAGAATTGCTACAGGCTATCGAAGACCGCAAGGTAGTTCCCTTCAACAAGAAGAAGCTGAACTGATGCATAGTCGTAACCGTTTAAATGCGGATGCCTATGTCACGCCTGACATGGTGGATAAGCCGCCTCATTACAAAACTAGCACCATCGAATGCATCGATGCAATGACCGCAATGGCAGAGGACTGCTATATCTCTAGCCATGAGGCTTACTGTTGGCAGAACTGTTTTAAGTACCTTTGGCGTTGGCCCTACAAGAACGGCCTAGAAGACCTGAAGAAGGCACGTTGGTACTTAGATCGCTTAATCCAAAAAGTAGAGGAAAACCCTGATGATTACTCATGACGACATCGTGGGCTTTGAATACTTTGATGAAGGTAATGAAAGCCTGCGTGATCCCAATACCTACTTAGGTAAAACACCCCTGGATATGGTTAAGCATTTTGCCAATGTCTACGGGCAAACAATCAACCATCCTTGGATGAAAGACACAGACAAAGACCTTCTACGTCTTGTTCTGGTCAAAGAGGAATATGCAGAGGTTTTATCAGCCGTAGAGGCTGACGATCTACTGAAAGAATTAGCCGACCTTGTTTACGTGACCTACGGGTATGCCGCCACATTTGGTTGGGATTTGGACGAAGCAGTCCGAAGAGTTCATGCGTCCAACATGTCAAAATTGGATGACGACGGTAAGCCCATCTACCGTGAAGATGGCAAGGTACTAAAGGGGCCACATTACGAAGCCCCAGATTTAACAGACTTAGTTTGAGGGAAAACAAATGATAAAAAACGAATACGGGCCAACACTACCAATCTCTGAAGAAATTCACGCACAGAAGTATCGTTCTGAAGGTGAGACTTTTCGTGAGGCTATGACACGGGTAGCAGAAGCCCTTAAAGACAACGAAGTACATTTTGATAACTTCCGCACCATCCTGTACAACCAACGCTTCCTGCCTGCAGGACGTGTGCAGTCTGCTATGGGCGCACCCCGTCGTGTGACACCTTACAACTGTTTTGTAAGCATGACAATTGAAGACAGTATGGAAGGTATCATGCAGGCGGCACGTAACGCTGCTAAGACGATGCAGCTTGGTGGGGGTATAGGTTACGACTTTTCTACACTACGTCCACGGGGCGCATTAATCCGTAGCCTAGACAGTCGTTCTAGTGGCCCTATGAGTTTTATGGGTATCTTTGATGCTATCTGTAAGACTATCTCTTCGGCAGGCCATCGTCGTGGCGCACAGATGGGTGTCCTACGTGTAGACCATCCTGATATCGAACAGTTCATTCGTGCTAAGAACAACAGCACAGAACTCACACAGTTCAACATCTCTGTCGGCGTGACAGATAAGTTCATGGAAGCGGTAAAGGCAGACGAAGATTTTGACTTAGAGTTTGAAGGCCGTGTCTACAAGACTGTATCTGCCCGTGCGTTATGGGATGATATCCTGCGTTCTACATGGGATTGGGCAGAACCTGGTATTTTGTTTATTGACCGCATCAACCGTAAGAACAACCTGCATTACTGTGAGTATATCGCTGCTACTAACCCCTGTGGTGAACAGCCATTGCCGCCAAACGGTGCATGTCTGCTAGGTTCATTTAACCTGACTAAGTACATTGTGCAGCATGACGGTAAATACGTCTTTAACATGAATATGCTAAAGAATGATATTCCTCATGTCGTCCGTGCTATGGATAATGTTGTAGATCGTGCAACCTACCCGCTGCCAGAACAGGAACAGGAAGCCAAGAACAAGCGTCGTATGGGTCTAGGTGTAACAGGCGTAGCTAACGCTATTGAGGCACTCGGCTTTGAGTATGGCTCTGACAACTTCATCCGTGTGTTGGAAGAGATTATGGGTACTATCCGTGATGGTGCATACCGTACTTCTATCGAACTGGCGAAAGAGAAAGGTGCGTTCCCTCTGTTCAGCCAAGAATATCTGGCATCAGAGTTTGCTAAAACCTTACCTATTGATATTCGTACAGACATTGCAAAGCACGGTATTCGTAACTCGCACCTACTGTCAGTAGCACCTACAGGCACAATTAGCTTGTCGGCAGACAACGTATCGTCGGGCATCGAACCTGTATTCTCGCTAGGCTATGACCGTACTATCCAGACGTTTGACGGGCCGAAGGTGGAACGTGTCGATGACTATGGTTATCGTGAGTTTGGCACCAAAGGTAAGACTGCAGATGAACTGTCTGTGTTTGATCATGTACGTGTGCTGAACGTAGCCTCACGCTTCGTAGACAGTGCCTGCAGTAAGACCTGTAATGTTGGTGACGATGTAACATGGGAAGAGTTTAAGCAAGTCTACATGGATGCTTATGAGGGCGGTTCATCAGGCTGCACAACATTCCGTGCTTCAGGCAAACGCTATGGTATCCTTAACGCTTCCGCATCAGAGGACATTGCTGAAGAACCAGAGACTGATGAAGATAACTTCATCGAAGAAGGCGGGGCTTGTTACTACGATCCTGCTACTGGTTTGCGCAAATGTGAATGAGTTATGCGAGATCGTAGACATCTCAGCTTAAAGCAAACACCCTATGAGGAAGGCTACCAAGCCTTCTTCTCTGGGCAACTGGTCTGCGAATACAGACCCAAATCACTTTACTACAAGGAATGGCATCGTGGTTTCAACGTAGCCTACTTTGAGAATAGGAGTCGAAATGTACAAAGAATTTCAGCGTGACGATTTCGATAAGTTTGATGCAAAAGCCCGTGAGAAGGCCAAGAAGTTTTGGTTTCGTAATGGTTTCTATTGCACAGACAATGAAGATGAATACGGCGTAGATTTAATATGCAGCAAAGGGGATCGTACCTTTTACTGTGAGGTTGAAGTCAAACGTCCGTGGCATGGCGTTAAGTTTAAATACGATACGCTGCACATTCCTGTTCGCAAAGGCAAGTTTCTAAGTAAGCCTACGCAGTTCATGATTTTTAATAACAGCATGACACACGCAGCCCTCGTAAACAGGCAGGCTGTATTAAGTGCGCCGTGCGTAGAGGTTCCCAATGTAAAAATTCGCTTTGGGGAAAAGTTCTTCGATGTACCGAAGGACAAATTAATCTTCGTCAGTACAATCTAGGAGTTAATATGACTGAAGCAGTAGAAAAAGCGTTTGAAGACGCACAAAAACAATCCCTTGAGGCCGTAATGATCCTTGGCCTGAACGACAAGGGTGGTATCACGATTAATTCAAGCGTTAATAACATTGCAGCAATGCATTGGATGCTTAATAAATCAATCTTTGATATCAACGTATTCCAAAGCAATTCGAAAGAACCTGTGCAGGAAGAAACTGAAGAGAAATCGGAATAAAAAAGCCCCCAGGCCATTGACCTAGAGGCGTTGATTTCATATACTATAAGTGAACTGGCGGTTTGGTCACTGCCTTTTCAAGTTTAGTAGAAGCCCCCTAGTTTTCTAGGGGGTTTTTCTTTATTGCGCACCAAATAATTGCAGCATGTCACGATCTACCATACCACGGTCTTCTTCACCAAATGCATCTTCTTCTTGGACACGGAATTCGTAGCGTGTACCTAACAAAGATGCGCCTGTTACAGACGAAGCTAACGACCTAGCAATTTCGTCAGCCCGTGTGGTTCTTCCTTCTGCCAATTCACGTAGCATACTCTCGAACTTTTTAGGATCAGATACTACAGTGGCTAACACATGCGCTGCGACATCTTTTTGTAGCCGTTCAGCTTCTGCTACAGGAACCGATGTAATACGACGTAGCATCGCAGCGGTTGGGTTCATATATCCTGCAGTAAGCAAAATAGCTGTAGATACCGCATCCCTGATATTGGAGTCACGGGCGGCATTAATGATCGTGTCTGAACCTGCTTGTGATACTTTTAGACGAGATGGCAAAGATGTTTGGTACATCATATTAACCAAACCAATCACTGCGTCTGACATTTCACTATCTTTGCCATAAACAGCATTAATAGATTTAAACAGATTGCTTGCATCATCAGCCGTAAGCTTCATGGCAGCACCAACAGCCATGTTGCGTCGTGCTTCCGTACCAGACTTCATAGCCACTGGGGACGATCCAAAGATACGTGATCCTACAGTATCCAAAGCAACGGCTTGTAGGGCCTCTGTAGCCATACGACGTTGGGCTTCATCAGGCAGCGTGGCAATAACACCCATCAACTCATTAATACGATTTTCTGAGTTTGATGATGTCATGATAGACGTTAGTGTCTGCTTTGCACTAGACGTAGGAGTGCTACGAACAGGTCCAGATGCACCCTCACGAATAGAAGGGGCAGCTTTGTCTATCAACATGCCTACAACGCCTTCTTGCGCTGCAATAATGTCTGCGTCTAATTGTTTAACCAGTTCGTCGTTGGCTAATTTAATATTACCTAAATTGCCATATGCACTACTGATCTGATCGTATGCACTTTGTACGTCATTTAGAAGCTGAGTATCCCCCAACGCCTGTAGCTGTTCACGTACAGGTTGGAAGGCATCAAATAAAAGACGTTCAGGGTCTGTTGCGCCTTTAGCTGCACCTGAAGCCACTGCATCACGCAAAGCATTAGCCGCCTGCGCACGGAATAGATCACGGAACGCCCCATTAATCTCTGCAGGCGAAGTAACACTTTTCAGCATAGTGTCTAACTGGTTCATCAAAGTGCCAGTGCCATCACCAATGGCTTCATCTACAAACTGATTAGAACCTAGAATTGCATCAGGTTCGTTACGACCATAATCCCCTGGTATCTGTCCACGTTCTGTATCAAAGCGACGTTGATCTTGGAACTTATCTGTTAAGCGGCGTACAGGCTCAGAGTTGGCAAAGTCAGCCATAGCAGTCTTATACAGATTATCTGCACTCTGGAATGCGGCAGAAACATCAGAAGGTGCCGTGTCGATGACATGAGCCATCTGTCCTGCTTCAGTGTCTGTAATGTGATCTCTAAACTCAATCAAACGACGTTGGATCGTAGGTTCATTACGATAGCTATCGATTACCGACGCTAGACGACCCTTCAGATCATACAGGTCTTTAAACGTAAGTTCTTCAGCCATACGTTCAATTACCTGTTCAGGTGTTTCCATGATAGCTTCGCTTGCAGCTTCACCTGCTACAGGCATAGGATCAGTCTTAGTACCTACACGTTGCGGCTCAAAGCCTTCAAAGATATCCCGCAAAACGACTGCAGCACGGTCCCCAGAGCCATCAATAGCGTTAGTAGCACGGGTAACTTCAAGCAGCTTACTCTTCAACAATCCTGCATCAATTGAGGCTTCTGGCAATGCAGCGTAAGCCGCATCAACTGCATCCATTGCATTTTTAAATGCCGTGTAACCTTCTGTAGAAACAAGTTCAGTGAGGGCCTGACGTACTTCACGGTTGTTAGTATTAAACAAACCATAACCGCCAGTGTTCTGTGCAATGATATCCTGAACAAGCGGGTTGTCTTCAAGCACAGTATCCCTTGCTGCTAGTAACTCATCTGTCTGACGGGTTACGTCATCTACTTGCGTACCTAATTCAGCAACTCTTTGATCAGATGCGGCGACGACACCAGAGGCCACGTCTTGTGCTGCTTGGTCTATATTACCGTCAGCTAGTGCGTCTGCAGTGTCGCCAATAAACTCACCAATCTCATTAGGTATACGTTCTGCACCAGACTGAATAGCAGGATTGTTCTGTTGGCTACGGAATAGTCCAATCATAGAAGACGACATACGTGCCGCTTCTTCTTGTACCATTTCCTCAAAAGCTTCAGGTGTCATAGAGTTCTTCAGACCTGCCCGTGTTTCACGGATGTAGGCTTCAGAACCCATCATGATTGCATTGGTTGTGTCGTTATCAATCTGCTTGGTTGCATTGCCCAGTGACAAATCAA